CTAAATTGAGCACGCTCTAATGATGCTAACCGTTTGCGCTGTTGCGCTGCGTCAGCATTCTGTAATAGATATTCATTTTCAGCAGTAGTTTTATTGTAGTTAATACCAGCGGCTTGATAGATACTACTTAACTTTTGACCTGCAGGAAGTACATCTGCAACATTTTGATAACCACTAATAGCACTCACGCCACCTGCTTGATTAACGCCCATCTTAGCAAGGTATGCTGCACGAGCAGCATCAGTAGTACCAAGTCCTTGTTCATATGAGGCAGTACCAATTTGTGCAGCAGCAGTTTTTTGTTGAAGGATAGGTAGTGTTTCATCAGGTGCTAAGAAATAAGATACTAAATCGCTGTTAGTTAAACCACCATAGTATTGTTTAAAGGTAGCCATAACCTGTGGGTCAGCATTAATTACATTATCAGATGCTACTTTAATACGGTCATTAAATTCAGTAGCAGATAAATCATTACCAATATATGTAGCAAACTTTGCTTCGTTAGCAGTACGGTTTGTGCTAATCATGTTACCTAAGCCATATGCTTTAAGTGTTTGTGCATATGAATCTTCTAAACCAATATAAGAACTCTCACTAATAGCATTAAGACCCGCAGCCATACGGGCTTGGTTGCCAGCAAAACGTGTAGTGTATGCATCATTCCATGCTTTACCAGTTGTTGGGTCTACAGTTTTATCATACTTAAGACGAGTTAATGCACCAGTAGCAGTTTCACCCTGGGTCATAAGACGTGTAATAGTATCTGAAAGACTACCTAATCCATAACTTTCAAAAGTTGTTTTAAGATTAGCAAATGCATCCGCTCTATCAAGAGCGGTTTGTGCAGCAGCAGCAGCATTGGCTGCTTGTTGTGCAACAGCAAGACTATTATCAGCACCGCCACCAAGTGGTTGTTGTATAGGAACTGCATTAGTTTGAAATTTCCATCCACCAGTATTTGTTCCACCTACCCATACAGCAGTTGTATTTGCTGGTGCATCGGGCTTTACTGATTTATTAGTTAAAGGGTCCGCGGCTCGAACTGCTGCAGTTTCAGCCCTGCTTGCGGCTAATTCTTTTGCTCCTACTGTTGCTTGTGCTGCTGCAATAGAAGAAGGAGTTACTACTACTGGTGCTGGTTTTGCAACTGGAACTGCTTTAAGCCCAGATAAAACGTTATAACTTTCATTTGCCATTAGTTACCACCAAACCCAAATGATTGTAGAATAGTATTAGTAAAGTCTGTAGCAACTTGATGTGCTTCTGCAGTCTTACGCCATAATGGGTCAGCCTGTAGTTGACGTTCAAAGTCTGACATGTTTAACATGCCACCTTTAAGATTTATAGAAGACATAATCTGACCATCAGCAGTAGAGTCTGGAATAGTAATACCCAGTTTCTTTGCTTTAATTGAACCATAAACATCTGCTACATCTTTAACTGTGCCACCTGCTGTTAAGTGTGCAGCAAGGTTAGGCATAGTTTGAATAGCCAATTGTTTCATACGGTCTTGTACTTTAGATAAATAATTAGGTTGACCGAATGCATCTGATACATATTGTAATGCTTGTTGTGGTGTTAAGTTAAGGGCATAATCAGATGAATACTTTAATACATTATTAACATCTGTAGCAATTTGTCCAGGTGTTTTAGCATTAAGTAATTTATCTACTGGAGTACCAGCCAGTGCGCTTTTAGCAACTGTTGCTTTAATTACTTCGTAATCAGCAGCACTCATCTTACCTGCTGCTACTTTTTGATCTTTAACTGTACCTGCAGCATCAGTAGTAGTAGTTGTAGTATTAACGCTAGTTGATTCAGCCTTAGCAATACGTTTAAAGTAATCTTCTTTTTGTGCTGCAGTTGCTGGGCTACCAGTTAAATCTATCATGTAAAGATTAATGTCGCGGTCTGCAGCGGCACGTGTAGTAGTAAAGTCTACTGCTGCGGATTTAGTTCCTGCTAGGCTAGTACCAGGAATAGTATATTTCTTTAAGAATGAATCCATACTTGGAAAGGCACCTGTGCCACCACCAAGTTGATATTCCTGTAAAGCATTAACACTGTATTGACGTATAGCAGCATCAAGTCCAGCAGTATAATCTTGAGTCTTTAATTGTGTTTTTGTAATAAAACGAGATGCATACAATGCATCAAGAAGAGCAGGTAATTTCTTAATACCAATTGATTCTAATACTTTAGAACGTGCAGCAGTAATATCATTTGTAGGTGTTGCATTACCACCCGCTATAGGCGGGACAAAGAAAAACTCTTTAGATTCTTTAAGTCCAGTTACATATGTATTACCGTTTACATCTGAAACTACATAGTCAGTCATCAATGGGTCAGTCTTAACCTGTGGAAGATTAGGATTACCTTTACCTAATGTAGCCTTACCACTAGCATTTGTTTCAGCATTGTTAGCAGTAACGGTTGCATCTGTTACGGCTTGTTGTAATTGTTGGATAGTAGCAATAGGAAGATTTTGTTCTTGCGCTGATGCTAATGCAGCCTGTGCATCACCTAACGCGGTATGTGCTGCAGTAGATGAAGCAGCCGCTGTCTTTCTATCTTTAATTGTTTGAGCGGCTTTATCTTCTTTGGCTTTAATACCCTGCCAGATAGCATTTTGTTTATTGTATTCTATTTGTTTGGCATCAAATTCAACCTTAGCCTTTTTATACTGTGAACTGTTAACACCATATCGTGAGTCTTCACGATACTGTGCCATAGCACCAGCAAGTCCAGTATTATATGTTCCTTTAGAACCATAAAGTTCTATGTATAACTGTCCTGCTTTAGTATTAGCAGCAACATACGTTGGGTTATCCGAGAGTGCCATTTAGAAACCCTTCTTAAATGCTACATATGAATCACGGGAATAGAAACCAAGTATTGATTTAAAGATTGCACGATTGGCTTCATTAAGATACAAATCGTTAAGCATTAAATCATTCAAGTTAGCCTCTATCTGTTGCTTACGCTCTTGCTTTAGGTCGGTGAAATTACTGACACTCTTCATGTTAGGGTCAGTAGAGAATGCTATAAAATCTTTCATCATCTTAATTGCTAGTGCCATACGTGTGCGTGTACTGCTATCCATGGGTGACCGAGGGTCATTAACTATCTGGTCTAGGTTAGCAAGTAACTTGCTTTCATTACCTACGTTATTACCAGCACCAATTAATGCAGCAGGTAGCAATGGATTACTATTCTTTAAGGAATCACGAGCAGATGTGGCATCTGCAATAATTTGTGCACGTTTAGATGCATCAGGTTCTGCTGCTAAAGCAGCCTTTTCATTAGTGCCAAGGTCGTAATAAGCCTGCTTATCTTCTGATACAAGCAGGTCGTTATAGTATTGTTCTAATGTTTTACTTGTTACTAATCCTGCTGCTTGTAGATAGTTATAAGATGAACTGTTTAACTTACCTGTTTGTGGAGCAAAGATATATGCTGCTTCACCATAGGTTTTAATAAAACTTTGATTGTTTATTGCCCAGTTATTTAATGCAGTAAAATCTTTAATCTGTACACGTGTTTGTTTGCTGGTGCGTGATACAGTATAAATAAGTTTGCCTGGGTATTTGCCTTGATATGCTACCAGTGCAGTCTCATATGGGTCTTGTATATCCCCATTCTTTACTGCAGTAACGTTATTAAGCAAATCATAAAACTCAGAGCGTAGGCTAGTTACACCAACGCGCTTAAGGTAATCAGGTACACCTTTGCTCTCTACCATTGTAGGAGTTTCAGGAGCCATGAAGCCTAAAAAGTTACGCATAAAGATAATGTTATGTGCTGAAATTTTAAGGTCGGCTAAGTACTTTGCCTTCTCTTGGTCAGTTGCATTAGGGTCTAGATGCACACCATTAGCGGCGTTATACGCCATAGCCTGCTGTGCAGCAGTTACTTCTTGCCGTGATTGCTCACTGAATGGAAGCATTTGCCATACACGTAGTAATGATTGTGGCATTACTGCTTGAGTTATATTAGTGTTAGTACCAAAGTTACCTAGTGCTGCTGTGCTAAATGTATTACCTGCTTTAATAGCGGTTGCACTGCCAGTGTATCCAAGTAGATTCTTAATACCAATAACACCTAGTCCTGCAATAGGACCAGATAACATAGGCAAGCCAGAGTCTTGCTGGAATGATGGGTTAATCATATTTAACTTTAATGTAAAGTCATTAAATAATGGCTGACTGTAACCTGTATTACCAGTTAAAGCACGGATAGTACTATCAGTAGCCTTATATAGTGTGCTATCCATAGGCATCATGATGTAAGGATTACCTTGTTGGTCTTGATATACAGCACCACTAGCAGCAAGTCCTAAATGTGTAAGCCGTAAACGGTATAACACACGTGCAGGTACTTCTTTAAGACGATACATACGGCGTTGGAAGTCTTCTGTTGCACGATAGTAACGACCTAGTGTACGCGATGCGTACGCAAAGTTAGAACGAACAGCAGGGTTATCAGCATACTTAAGCATCTCATCTGCTGCATGATTCATTGCTAGTTCTGTAAATCGTTTCTCACCTTGTGAGGTAATGTCAGTAGTTAAACGGTCTAATGAACCTTTAGTTGTATACTTGTTAGGGTTATCATTAACCATTTGATTAACATGGTCCTTAACCCACTGGCGTTCAATGCCAGCCCAGTTCTTACGAACTTCAGTATAGGTTACATTCAATGCAGCCTGACGGTGGATACCAGTAATCTGTCTATCCATCCACTCAAAACCTTTATTGCCCACCTTGCGCCATAAAGATTCAAAGTCTTGGAAACCTTCAAACTCAATTGAAGTATTAACTTCACCAGCAATGCGATTATCTTTTGACAATTCTTCAAATGTTTTAAAATCTACACCAGCAGCAGCCTGACTCCATGTTGGTGGTATTTCACGCTTAGTTGTTGCAAGCATTTTAGCACGAACTAAACCTACATGGTTAAGAAGTTCTTGATTAAAGTTTGTTGCACCGCCATGGAATGTAGTATACAAATCCATAAGGATTCTACCAACCTGGTCACGCACTAATGCAGCATCATCAATGCCACGGGCATTCATTTCTACTGTGCGTGCAGACATTTCTTTAAAAGCATTAACTGCTTCTTGGTCTTTAACTACATATTGCTTAGTTGCTGGATTAAATACTACACCAATAGCGGCAGACATATCGTCCATTGCTTTTTTTACATCTTCGCTGGTCTTAAGACCATGATTAGTAAAGAATACTGTAGCAGGACTAAGAATACGTTTGTTAGGTAGTGATACTTTATTAGCAACAAAGCCTCTGAACCATTTATCAAAGTGTGCTAATGCAACTTCTTTATCACTAAGCAATGTAGTATCAATTGAACGATACTTACGTCCCATTTTTAATGCTTGTTCTTCAAGTGCTGCATCTAATTGGCTTGGTGTTATAATTCCTTTAAGGACTTCTTCACCAAAATTACCAGACAAACCGCTATGACCTACAAATGATTGAGCAACGGAAGTTAACATGTCAGGATGATGAATCAACCCTTGCATAAAGTAACCTTCGGCTTCTTTGTCTAAGTGTTTGCCGTAAATTTTATCTACAAATGATGCAATTACTTCACGTTTTTGTAAATCATACAAATCACCTGGGTCAACGTTTAACTTTTTAGCCAAATCATTAATAAGTGCTTGACGTTTTTCAATGTCAATTGCATTTGTTGGGTCTATTTTAGGAAATAGTTTGCCCAATCCTTCACGGATAGGACCAACAGCAGCCTTGCTACCAGTAAATGAAGTAGAAACCTTACCCATTGCATGCCCTCTACGGGTAGCATAGGCTAACAAGTCACGACCAGGCGCAGTAAGCGCAAACATCATGCCTTCATCAATAGCAGAACGTATACCTAGACGTGGTAGAAGGGTCAAGAATGACCATGTGTCTACTGCTTTTTTAGCAAACGGACTACTGCCAATACCAAGTACGGCATTAAGTAAATTCTTTTTAGATTTTTCTTGTGTTACAAACTCAGCAATTTTATCATAGGGCAATGAACCAATAGCATGTGCAGTATGATTAGGTTGAATAGCATCTTCACTTTGAAGATGAGGTACACCATCTTCAATTCTAATACTTGTTGGTTCTAAATGTTCTAATGCATGTTCTGGAATCTTAGTATCTTTTAATGTAGCAAAACCTGCTTTGGTTCCAAACTTTTCACGAAGTATTGTATTCATTAAAGTACGACCTTCTTGTGTACCACCCATGCCAAACTTGTGCATAATGGCAGCATAAACATTCCGAAGGATAACAACTTGTTCATCAGCAGATGCTGCAATAAACTTAGTTGTCATAAAGTCTGCCATGTCGCGTGGCAATAATTGACGTGCCATATTTGTAAAATGATTTGCAGTTTCAGCAGCACGGTCACCAAGGCGAATTTCTTGACCAGCAGCAGAACGTGCTGCTTGTTTGCCAATTCCATAGCCTAACTTTTTTAACTTTCCAATTTCCCCACTAGCATCAGCAATTAATTTATCTAGTTCGGGATTTTTAAAAGCAAGTTTGTCAAGTGATTCACCTGTTTTAATAAGAGCCTGATATAGTGGCTCTCCAAGTTCATCTACCTTTGCAACATCTCTACCTGTAGTTTTTAACATACCAAGTGTCTTTGATGTAGTAGGATTAAAGACGCTATCAAGATAGGTCATAAATCCATCTGCAAAGTTACGTGTTGTTCTGGCTGTAGCCACGCCATTGCGTGCATATGTTACGCCGTCAACACGACCAGATAGCATCAGGTGAGTATTGTCAGCCTGTTCAAAGTATTTCTGCGCGGATGGCGCATCAAATACTTTAGCATCTGGTGCCGCTAGTTTCTCAATAATGTCCCTGTTAGCATAACCTGGAAAGGTTGATGCTATCTCACGATAAACATTTGATTTACCTGCAGCAGTTGGTGCTTCTGCAAAGCGTTTAATTGCTGGACCAAGTTGGTTCTGCCATAGTTCATTAACTTGTGGATGTTGCATAACTTTAGCAACTCCACCAGCAAGGTCACCATTGTTAGCAGCCTCAATAATAGTTTTAGTTAAACGTTCACCTAGCGTTGCAGCCTTGCTGCCACCACCAGTGAGCCATGTAAGTGGGTCAAGAACAATTTGATAAACAGTATCAACAACACCTGAAAGATTTTTAGTTCCACTGCTAACATAATCGCCATGCAGTCCACCACTAGGTACAGGTTTGTCATCACTCATGCGAGCAAAGTCGCGACCAGGTGAAACCTGTGCATACTTTACGCCATCAAGAACTTGTTTAAAATCGTTAGGACTGTTGAAAGCCTTTTGAATTGAATCAAGTAATGCTTGGTCAACTTTGCCATGTGTTTGTACAATTTCACCAGGGGTTTTGCCAGCAATTAATCCTTTAGCAACTTCAACATCTGATGCACCAAATACATCTACGGCTTTTTGTAATGAACCATGGTCAAATATAGCATTGCCATCCCAGGCTGCTTTCCAAACTTTGCCATCAAGTACACTACCATCACCTTGTGCAACTTCGCGTGCAACAAGATATGGTGTATTAATTGCTCGGTTATAAGCACCAGCAACTTTAAACAAACCAATGATTGGGCTTGCAATAGCCTTGCCTATAGTTTTAAGACCACCCCAAACTTCCTGTCCTAATGTAGGTGCAGGTTGTGAGTACTGTGCATTCTTAAATAAAAACTTAAGTCCTGATTGTATGTTAGGGTCTAATTTATTAAATGCTGTTTGTGCATCTGCTGCAGGCATAGCAAGAAGTTCTTTATGTTTTTTCATAGCAAATGACATTTGCTCTACTTGATTAACCTGCGTAGGGTCAAGGTTAGCCTGCTTTGCAGCGGCATAAATGTTAGGTGATACCTCAGCAATAACTGGATTTAATGGTTGCATTATTGCCCATCAAGTAATTGGCGATAAACTAACTCTGCATCTCCTGAGGGGTCAAATTGAGCAAGGTGTTTAAGAGTATCTATTAACGTAGGTGCTTGATTAGGAAGCACTCGTGCTTCTGTTCCTGCTCCTGGACCCATGTTAATACCATTAGTTACTGGTTCATTAGGACGTTGTGTAGGTGCATTAAGTGATACAACAGGTGCGGGCATAGATGGAACTGGGTTGCCTGCTAAATTAGCAGCAGACTCTTGGTCATTAACAGATTTGTTATCACCATATGGAAGACCAGTCCAGTCAGCCTTTGGCTGTGGTTTAGACATACCTTCAATTGCACCACCATCAGTGCGCTTTGATAATGCCCCTGGTCCTGATGTTGGAGCAGGATTTGTTGGCTGACGATAACCGCCTTGTTGTGCCATTAGTCTTCCTCCTCATCTAAATATCTTTGTATGTCCGCTTCATTTGGTTTCTTATATGAAACCCATTCAGGATATGATTCTGGTGATATTGCAATCCATAATGCATTGTCGTTTGAAAATCCTGCTTTACGTAAACCTCTATGAAATTCGTGTAACCAAATACAGTACTCATCTAACTTTGAGTAAGACTCATCAACTACTGCTTTCTTTTTGCGTGTAGCCATGATGCGTCCCCTATCTGTTATACGGTTCTACGTTGTGTTACGCGTGCGCTACTACGTGACGCGCCTGCTCCTGTAAGTGTTGATAGTAATGTTTGCAATTCTGGTTTTTGTTGTGGTTGCATTTCTGGTTGCTGTCCTTGTTGGGGGGTGCCTCCTACTGGAGCACCAGGAGCAGCAGGGACAGGTTGCTCAACTGTAGGTTGCGCACCAGCAGGAGGATTCTGAACTGCAAAGACATCTTGAATAGCGTCTTCGATTACTTTACCCTTTTGTCTTAACGCGATAACTTCCGCTATCTTACGAACAATGTCAGAAGGGTCTTGTCCTTGTGATGCCATTTGCGGAATCGCTTGTGTGTATGCCGCTAGTGAACCTATTAATGCATCTCGCATTTTTTCAATTTCAATCTTCTCTTGTTCAAGAGTGACGTTTACATTGAATGGTAGTTCACGCATAGCCATGTCTTTGGAGATTAATCCACCACCAAGTGCCTGTAGCATGAAGATAAGACCCTGTGCTGGGTTAAGCCCAGCCAGCATTCCATAACGTACATCAGCAGAGTAGTCACCCTTGATGTCTTTTGATGGAAGATATGTAACCTGATACGGAGAGCCTGCATCTGTACCACGGATAGTTTTTTCAAAGTTAAACAACTTCTCATCTGTTTCAAAGCATAGTGATATAACATCACGTAGCGCAGTTTGAAAGATTGCTTGTGCAGATTTAATCTGCGTATCAAATGCTCCTAGTAGTGCTTGTACACCCTGTCCAGTGACAACACTTGCATTGACGTTACCTGTACGAGATTCAGGATAACGCGCACCAACGCGTAGTTCTTCATTTAGCAGTTGAGATTCAGTGAACGCGCCTTGAGGTAGAGACAATTCTACACGGCGTACACCTTGCGGGTTAGCCGTACGAATAACGGCATCTCCACCAAGTTGTAGTTCTTGAACATCTTGCGGTAGAACAATTGGTGCTTGAACTGACTTCTCGGCTGCTTCCATTGCAAGTAATGCAAATCGGTTACGAAGCAACTGGATACCCAGTACATCATCAAACTGTCCACGCAATTCACCATCTGGTCCAGGTCGTCTTGCAATGATTACATTCATCTTGCCAAGAGGATTTTTTGCCTGTGATAACAACATGTTGTTACGTGATGGTAAATACAGCACTGATTGGTCTTTGTCGTAATAACGAATCATTTCAATCATGCCATTAAGGTCTTGCTTGTAACCCAACTTACCTAGCAATTGATATTCATGTTCAGGGAACATGGCTACCAATTCGCCTAGTGTCATTGAGTAACGTTTAGCAAAAGCAACGCAGCGTCCATAGCGGTCAAATTCGGGATAAGCCCCGACAGGATTTTCTAAGCGGATGCGTGGTTGTTGCTCTTCCTCATCCAATTCAATAATGAACGGGAGGAATCCATAGGTGATGTACTGGTCTGCACCATTGTACATCTGTACTTGCAAATCTGACAAGCGGAAATAGTTAGCCGCAATGCGAGTACGTTTGTCTGCAAACATACGAGCACGGTCAGAAGTTTGATTAACTGCAGAACAATTAACAGCGGGTAGTGGTGCAATTACTTCCGCTAAGTCACGGGCAACAATGTCAATAAAGTTAGCGACTACGTTTTGGTCAATACCATCTGGAAAGAAATTAGGGTAAACTTGTGAGATTTTACCTTGACGTACCATTTGGACATCACCATTGCGTTGGTCACGACCATGGGCGCGATAGCGAAGCGTTTGAACGCGTGCGCCAATCTGGTCCATTGTTAGCATATGTTGTCCTTATCTAGTTTGTTCGTGCATAGAACCGCCGCCGCCAACA